GCTCTGCCTCGCCCCGCACTATACTCCCCCTAAAGCACTTTGTCAAGTGCGACACGCCGTATTTTGGTGAATCTTTTGTAAAGATTTCTTGATTTGTGAAGATTCTTACCGTTGCCTGGTAGTTTCCTGAACGTTTCCTGAATGTTTCCTGATAGTTTTGTCTCTATGCATACTTTTGGTGCTTTGTCAAATAATGTGAGCTAAATCACATTTGGCGTGTCGTCTCTCTGTATTTTTATAATTTTTGCGCCGTATATGCGACACGCCGAGGGGGGGTGGGGATTTGCGTGAGTCGTCAAGTTGCGCTACTATGTAATTACCAACTTAAAGAAAGGACTAAAAATGAATAAGCTGGAATTTGAAAACCCCTCACAGAGAATGGCTACACTGGGGAGGACGGCCTCTATGTCAAGATGGACCGGGGTCTGAAAGTCTGTGTAGATGTTACCTCTTGCAACGCTGATGTGTATATCCGCGTGGGCGGGACCGTCCTGTCCCCTCGCCTGCGGTATGCCTATCTTACCCGTGGCTGGGACCGCTCTTATCTTACTCTCCTCATCTCTGTGGGTGAGGACCATGCTTACGCTTACATGCGGACCTGGAAGCAAATCGCCCATCTCATTGGCGGACGGCCGGTCAAAGGGGACCCTCGTCGGGTGGTCTGCCTGGATGGGCGGTCTGTTAGTTTTTGTGACCAGCCAGACGGAGGCTTGCTTATCACCATGTGGGACAAAGAAGGGGTCTCTTACTATGAGGCGTCTACCGCCGATTTTTCCACGCGGCGGGCTCTCTACCGGGACTTTTTAAAGGCGTGGGAGGCTTATAAGTAGATAATAAAAGAGCCCCGCCTGTGTGGCGGGGCTCCCTTTATAAAAGGGGTCAGGAGGGGCGACCAGTCCCCAGACTGTCTGTTGTCAGATTGGATACGTTAAGCCGCATGTACTCAATAGAATGACTGGCGTCCATGAGGATGGCTAGCTTTTTGGCGCCGCCGCCCATGTTGACCCCGTTGGGATACTCAAGCGCCCCGTACAGGTTTTTGCCCTTAACATTAAGATCAAAGCTTACGTTGGTCTTGTGGAAATGGAGGTCTAACGTGTAGCCGACACGGGAGCTGGTGAGATACAGTGGTGTCCCCTCACTGTAGGGTTGCCCATTGTCTTGCAATACCCACTGACTGTTAGATGCGCTGGCTTGCTGGGGGGATTGGTGGTCACGGGCGAAGGTGTTGGCCTCGCCGTCCCGCCGTATGCAAAACATGGCGAATTTGGTCGAGGCGTCGTCGAGGAAATGGCCGTCCCCTATCGCGTCGAAAATGACGATTTTAGCGAAAGTCTCGCGTATGCTTGGGGTGGGTTGGACGAGGGGCCCACAGTACCCCTCCGCGTGGATATTAATACTGTCCTCGTTATTATCAAGCCGTAAACAGCGGGTTTTGTACGGCTCCCATACCATGTAAGACAGACCGTCCTTTTGACCATAATTATGGCCAAACATATCCCCCATCGTCAGGGGCCCGAAGAGGCTGTTAAAATCAAAACTCCTGTTGATATTGACGCTATCGTACGGCATATAGGCCTGGAGGAGGCCGTCGGCCATGATGTGGCCGGTATGGTTGCTTGTGTCCAAGCAACCGGAGTAATCGGTCATAATGTCGGGCCGGTTACTGGTAATAAGGACGGCTCCCGCGTCCCTACAGGCGTTGGCTTGGTCAAAAAGGTCGCACGTCCATGCGGTCGCTTGACTGCCGTAGGCCTTAATCTGACTTACTCGGTCTGGCGTGCATATGCCGTAATATATGCCGATAAAATCAGGGTGTGCATCCGAGTTCAAAATATTGCCTAGCTGGCGGTCATCGTAGGCAAAGCACATCGTGGTAAAACCTTGCGCCTTGGCCTGGCGCATCAAGTCATGGTCAAAACTGGCGAGGATGACGCTTTTTTTTGCATGGAAAATATTAATGAGTTTGATGGTGGCGTCCAGGGTGGCCTGGTCCAACTGTTTGACCTCAATGTTGAGCAGGCCCCGGTTGGCGCAGTTGGCGAGCAGGTCCCACAGGGTGGGTGACGGGCAGGTGAGCCCCCCGTTAATGGTCGGCTTGAGCCGGTATTCGTTTTTCCATTCGTTTATATCCGGTATATCCCTGACATGGATGTTATAATTTTCCGGCCTCAGACTGCTCATGGTCCGACCAACCGTCTCATCGTGACAGAGGACGGGCGTCCCGTCCTTGAGGAGACGTACGTCTACCTCGGGTATAAATCCCAAGCTTTGCGCATATTTACACCCCTCAATAGACTGCTCCGGATAGCCCGTCCCTCCCCGGTGGCTGATATAACGGGTTGTTGCGCTCGTCCACTTACCCAGACGGAGGGTGGAGAGGATGTCCGGCCGCTCTGACTCGGTCGTGATGTCTTTATTGATTTTATCCACGGCGCTGTTGAACATCTGCGTGTGATGTACGTCCATATCGTGGACGGCTTGCGTCCGGTTGGCGGTCTCCCGCCCCAAGTTGGCCGCCAGACTCGCCTCCTGGGCCGTATGCTTATCATCCAAAGCTTTGTCTGCTTGCGTGCGATTAGCCTGCTCTGTCTGTAAGTTGCGGGTGAGGGCGGCTTCGGCGTCCGCATGTTTTTTATCCAAAGCGACATGCCCCTCATCGATTTTAAGCATATCGTTATTATAGTCACCCCGCCAGGTGGGCTTATCTGTCCCGTCAAACTGGCTGAGATGGAGGGTGGGTGTGAATTTACTGCTGGCCATGATTACTTATGCTCCTCCACTACTTTCAGCCGGGAATCCAGGCTGTTGATTTGCGTTTGCAAGGCTTGGATTTGATTGGACAGGGCGACAATCGTCGTATTATTATCCTTGATAGTGGATAAAAAGTCGTCGATTTTACGCATGTCATCATTATAATCTCCCAACCAGGTGGGCTTATCGTCTCCCACAAACTGGCTGAGACGGATTTTCGCTGTGTGATTACTTGCTCCCATAATAGTGCTCCTTTTTTATTTGGCTAAATCTTGCGTGGAAACGTTTCCGCCATAATTATTTGCACGCAGGGCGTGCGTATCCCAGTCACGGGCGGTATAATTTTTATCCGCCCACTGGTCACAGGTCAACTCCAGCTTGTCCGCCTGGTCGGCCTGCAAAGCCTGCAAACGGGCCTGGTCATAGGCGTGCCCGAGGGCCACCTCGTGGCTGGTGCGGCCCCCGAGAGCTATATCCCACATGAGACCATCCCCATCCTGCGCCTGGTCGGCCAATGCATACGCTTTATACGCCTCATCCTGCGTCGTTTGCATCCTATCTTGTAAATCCTTGATACTCTTATCAATGGCGGCTACGAGGTCCGCGAGGTCGGCGTTGGTATCGTCCAGATTGTCGATGACTTTTTTGACCAGCTCAAGGAGAGTTATACCGTCCCGATAGGTATAAGGGACGCCGCTGGTCCTCATACCCGTCAAATAATAGCCCAAGAGGCTGATAAAAGGATACATGTTATACACCCGCCTTTCGTACGGTATCTTTATCTATGGTAACATTATCATCGGACCCGTATATTTGCATAAAACACGGCTCTAGCAAATCAATAACCATCATATCCACGTTAATAATATTCCGCCGGTATTCCGCCAAAAGCGACGGGGCGGACTGTTGACGCCCGTGCGAGTGGGAGGAGGCTTGCCCGGTGGCGTGCGTATCCGTTGTCCCTGTCGAGTCGCCTTGGTTGGTGGAGTCGCTGGCCACATCCGATTGGGCGGAATTTTTATTCGCCTCGGATGCATATTTTTCCAAAGCGCCTTGGATGCCCGTAGCGGGGATTTGCGCGTTAAACGACTCTCCCCCGCTGGTCGTCCGGGATTTTTGCGAGGAGCCGGTCGTTTGCCGCTGACTCGTATCATCATGCGTGCTACTGGATTGACTTGTCTCACTGAGAGAGTCGTACCCATCCAACATGTCATATTTTTGCGCCAGGGTTTTATATAATTCGTTAAAAGCAGGTGCATTTTCATTCAGAGTACGGCCTACATAAAAAACGAACTGCCCGGGGGTTTCCGCCCCAATTTCCCGCAGAGCATAGTGGGCGACGATTTTATCCGTCAACTCCCCCCGATGGCTCTCATCGTACAGTGGCCAATAATTCTCGGAGAGATGCAATTTTTCCTCGGTATCAAAACCGGAGGCGATAAGCTCCCCCAAAGTCATGGTATAATCCGCTTTCATCCCCGGCATGGCATATTTTTTAAACTCATGCATATTTTTTACTCCTTATGGACCGTATCCATGGTTGGGTCGCCGAACATTCCCGTGGTACTCATGTCCGACCAGTGGACAGACACGTTCAGACCAGGGAACGTTTTATTAATATTCATACATCCTTGTTGGCGGGCTTTGAGACTCCCCATGCGCCAGATGTTGACTTTCTCGCCCCCGGCGGTCACCTCGTCGGTGATGAGCCGCTCCCCTTTCTCTTCTGTCGAATTTTGTACACCGATGATGGATAAAAATTCGTTTATCGTTTGTGCCTTAGCCTGTAAGATTTTATCGACCAAATACGGAGATGTGTTGGGGAAGACTTGGACAAGGCTGGACGGGTCCAAGGAATTATACGAGAAAATGTATGGATATCCATCCTCTTTCTGCGCTATCATATTTTGGACTGTCAGCTTTTGCTTTTCGTCCACCACGATAATAGTGGGCTGGGTGAGGCTGGTGATGTTGACATCCATCGCCCGGTCGAGGTTGGCCAATCTTTGCGCATAAATATCAATCGTCTCCCACAAAGGGATGCGGGAGAGATTATCATACACGATGGCATACTGTCCGGGTTTCAAGACTGGTCCGTCGTAATGGCCACCAAAGGGATGTATATTTACTTCCTCGAGTTGAGAATTCAGCCAACTTTCTGACGTATAGGTCATAAAAATCCATCGACCCAGGAGGTCGTCGTGATAAAAGGCACCCGCCCCATAGGTGAGCAAGGTTGTCTCCACAAATCGTTCCGAAATTTCCGACGGCAGCCCCTGCCAGGTGTAACGGGCGAGGGCGAGCTGATACAGATGCGTATAATACACATCCTTACGCTCCTGGGTGGTGAGAATCACCTTGTTTGGTCTTAGTCCTACGGATTTTTTATACAAATCCTGAATATTGATACTGTTATTTTTTTTACTCATCTTACCTATACCAATCCTTGATGATGGGCTCATTATCCCCGATATCGATACGATGCATTTTATCCGGGTCATGCCAAACGGTGGTGCCGCGCTCAAAAATCCCCCGAATCGTCTGCCGAAACGTCTCTGGGCACCGGGCGTCCACTATCTCACAATCCGTCATCTTCCAATATTCAAAATTTTGCATAGTATGAAAATCCGGGACAAGGAATCTTTGTACATAATAGCCATACCTCAGCCAGTATTCCCCCACCGCCCGCATGGCCGCCACCGACAAGGTCTTGATTTTAACCATCACCCCCAACAGACCATGCACAAAGTTAAAAGTATCACCCCCCATAGCCCCGGAACTAGACGGATTAATCATCTGCGCATCCTGGACAGTCGCATTAATATTCGCAATGGCATTCGCATAGTCCCCTTGCATGGCGTACTGCGCATACGATTTATTCATATCCGCATTTTTTTGCGCATAAGAATTATTAATACGCGTGGACATCGTATTATAACTATTCGCCTGCGCCGTCTGAGCCGAGGTGGTGGCCAGGGAGTTGGACAGTTGGGCTTGACTGGCCAGCAAATCCACCCCAGCGTTCAGACCGCTGGCGAGAGCGGACCCTGCTTGACCATTGAGGATGCTCCCCCCGATACCGATAACATTATGCCCAATATTGGATAATTGTCCAATATGCGTAGACCTCTCCAAGCCCGTCTGGCCAATGGCCAACTGCTGGTTACGGTTGGTGTTGGCCAAAGCGGTCTGCTCCCCCGCCTGTCGCTGAGCCAATCCCGCTTGCGCATACGTATTATTAATACTTGCCTGGGTTTTGGCTCTCGCCCATTGGGCGTTGGCCCTCGCCTGCGAAAGCGCATGAGCATGCGAGGCAAGGTAATTAATCCCATTATTATTCACGATGGAAAAAGTCGGAAAATCCGTCACCCGCACCGCATTATCCAACGCCTCCCCGGATATTTCCATATCTGAACGGTAAGCGTGGAATTCCTGAATTTCCCCGGTATTGTATTTTTTTACCGTCCACACGATTTGCGGATTCGGCGGAGACACTTGCATCGCCTGCTGGATGACAAGGTCATACGATTGTATAAACTGCGGTTTGATGAGAATATTATTCCCGTTCATGGGGGTTATTTCCACTACCGTATAAGGATACGTATAAAATTTTACCAGATGCCGATATCTTTGTGGCAAATTTATTTGACCGCGGAAATCTTTCAGCGTGAAAGACACGGTGGACTGCTGACTCGCCCAAACCGTCACTTTATTGAGGGGCACATTGCGGTCATTGTGAAAAAGATGGTCGTTATGTATTTCTATACCCGCTTTAGGCAGAGGGGGGACCGCATAAATCTGCTGGATGCCCTCACTCGCCCACGGGCAGCCGGAGACCTGATGCATAAAATCGTAAAACATACTCATGTCATTAAGATAATACACATCCGCCCCATTGGGCAGGCCGTCCGCCGAGGAGCCGACGGCGGTATATTTATGCGGATTTTCCACCGTCCCTGGGTCCCGGGTCAAATCGACGGTCGAAACGATGACGACGGCCGACGACCAGGTACTGTTAAAAGTATGGTCCAGGAGGGGATAAAATTTTTGAAAACGGATTTGATGGTCACTGCCCAAATCCAAGCCTTCCGGCAAATCCAACGTGCCACGGCCCCAATCGCGCACCGTATTGGCGACGCCTACATGCCCCCGCTCAATGTAGGAGCGGCCGAAAGTCACGTCCCTCTGCCACGTCGCCCAAGCGTCCACACTAATATTTATACGGGTCACATTATCCGCGACATATTCACAATCGGTGATAAAATAGTAATATTTTTTCCGATACCCATCATACGGATTGGACACTCGCACATAATTATACTCAGCCGCCTCATCGAAAGGCACGGGGAGATTGACGGGCATCCCGTATTTGATGAGCGTCGCCCCCGTCATAGTCTTACCGGTTTTGGCATTAAAATACGCCTCCTGAGCCTCCTCGTCATCCCAGAGGGGGATGTTGCGATACGAGGAGTCCCAAGGCACTTGGAGCAGGTCAAGCCGCGAGTCGGGCGCCCAATGCGCGAAGGTAAACGCTTCCGGATAATCAGTCATGCATACATTATATCACCCTAGAGATACGAGACGATAGCATCCCCGAAAACCGCCCGCACGGTCACGTTTTGAAAAGTCATGCCACCTTGGCGATAATAATTCACCAGGATTTTCATAAGCGCGTCTTTCCGGTCCACATAATGTCTGTCGCTGGACGTATGGGAGTGGATAGTCGTATACATATGCGCATCCGGGGGAGCGCCCGCCTTGATATGCACCTTTTTATCATCCAAGCCGCCATACGAGTAGACGGAGATGGTGGCGTTTTCAAATTCGACAGAATACCCATAATGCAACAAGTCTTTAGGGAGTTGATAGATGTCGCTCGTATCCTCATCGTCAAATTTGTTTTCTATCGCATACTGCGCATATTCCTGATTGTGTATAAAATCACCGAACCGAGTCTTCAAAATCGTCCTTTTAAACGCTTCCGAGTTGACGAATTGGACGCATATATATCCCTGCGCATACGTTTTATACTCCTTGTCCGAAGGCTGAATATGCCAATAAGGAAAATACGGGTTAGCTAATCCCGCCGCATTGCCCAGCATAATGAGGCGGGTCCTGTCTTGATATCTATCGACCGTTAAATAAAATTCTTGCAAAAGGACGGGCTCATTTTTCAGATACCGTCCATTTTTGGATAAAAATTCATCAAAAATAATAAGATGGACGTCGGGGTAGGGGATGGATTTCGTCGCCCCCGACGTGTTAAGGTCGGCGAAAAAGCACATTTCCCGCCATCTTGGCTTGACGGTGCGCCCCTGGTCATCCACTGGAGAGGCTGGTTTGTCGGCGATATAACCCACGCTGCCTTGGATACGGAATAAATATGCGGCATATTTATCCTGGATATCGGCGAAGAATTTGGGGGCGGTTGCCCGAATGTCCTCGTTCGTGCGGCGCAGGACGATAAATTTCCAACCGTATTTGAGGAATTGGCGGATGCCCAGGTTTTTCGCTCCGTATGATTTCCCGTCCCCGCGCATACCGATGACAAGATTAAACATGGCATTGTGAGACAAGAGTATGCCCGGGTCCCAATACATATCCGGGTCAAAGACATGCATATCAGATATACCTCCTGATTTGCCAGTCCGCGGCAATAGCCATCTCGTCGGCGATGGCCCGCATTTTCACGGGCCCCCGGCCGGGCCCCCCGTGGGACCAAACGAAATTTTTATCCCGCATAAAAATGCACACGTGGTCCATCATGGGGTTGCCGCCACCCCAGCACAGGAGCAACAGGTCGCCCGCTTCGGCTTTGGCAACGGCTTCGGCCGCCCCGCCTCCTCGGTGTCCGGCAGCGATGAGGCGTCCTCGGCCGACCATCGCCCCCGTCCAGGTGCCCACGTCCACTCCGATGGTCTTGTAGGCTTGCCAGATAGTGGAGGAGCAGTCACCGTACCCGCTCCTGTCCGAATTGAGCCGTCCCGCCCCTTGGGAGTAGGCGAGTTTGCCGGCGTGAGCAGCCTCCCAGGCAAGGACTTTGTCTATCCTTTCATCCCGCTCGCTTCGGCCGCCGCCAGGCTGAGGCGGGGGAGTGGGGGGTGTGCCACCGCCCCCGCCGGGATGACTCTGGTCTGTGGACGTGGAGGCGCCTTTAATGTAATCCCCTGTATAATTATCCGCACTGGACAGGTAAAAAAGAGTGACTTTGCCCCCCTCATGGAGGGCGAGAGTGGAGTGGCTTTGAGCATGTATCCAACGATGCACGCTCTCCTTATGGACAGTGGACGCCGGACCGGGGTCCCCGCCGGCGTGAGGAGGCTGAGCGGGAGCGCCGCCGCCGCCGGATTGGCCGAAGTTCGGCGGCTCACTCGTCCCGTTCCAGGAGTTAAGCATATTATACGCCGTATTATACCGGTTCACATACCGTCCTAGGACATAATTATTCAAAATCGCTTGACGCAGGGCGACTAACGTCGCCCCCGGCCCGCAGGTGCGCACCGCCTCAAGAGCGTATTTCGGTCCCTGGTGCCAGGCGGTCATAAAAAGTATACGCTGTTTGACGTTATTCGCAGGAAAGCCCTGCTGGTCACAAATACGGTTATAATTATTATAATCCTCCTCCCACTGGGCTTGCTGCGCCTCATGGTTTTCTTTCCGCCCCGCCCAATTGCGCCAGGCCTGTACCCCTATACCGTTAATATAATATCCGTTCCAGACAACGTTATTTGCCTCCACGTGGCCTGCCAGGTCGGGGGCTTGCGCTTTAAACGCCGTCCAGCCCGCCGGGTCCGCATTTTTACACTTGACCAGGAGATTGTAGGCCCTGCCGCCGTACCATTGCATCATGCCTAGGGTGATGGGGTCGCTCATGTTGACGGCCGCCCAATTATGATTGGACTCGACCTGCCCGATGACATACATGGCATACATACTATTCACGCTCATAATATCCAGTATATAATAAACCCCCGCCGGATACGTACCCAGCGGGGGAGTTAGCAGAAAGGACTATGAGCTTTCAGTTTTTATTATACACGAGGGGTATCCTTTCCGCCAGTCGGCGTGTCGCCCTGCGTGAGGCGCGCATAAATCGCATACACGGCTTGCGCTTCCGCCACGACGAGAGCGATATTCATACCCCAGCCGGTATTTTTAAAACCTCCGGTGATGGCGATGGCCGCCACCGCCACCACCAGGCTCACACCCAGGGCAAACAGGCCCCGCCAGGAAGCAGGCACCAAGATCTTGAGCGGCTGAATGAGCGCAGGGACCAGCAATCCTAAGATAGCGGTGGCGATAGTCGTCGCGGCGGACACATCAATATTCTGCATAATGTTTCTCCTTTAGTAATAAATTTTCTGTCCTGGATAAATAATATTCGCATTTCTGATATGGTTTTTTGCCGCCAAATAGGCGACGGTACGACCATACCGGCGGCCGATGCCCGAGAGGGTGTCCCCCCTCCGGACGATATAATAATGATACACGGGACGATAGTACATGGGCCTCCTTATGTGTGCATATCGTTTATTCACTTCGGCCATGACCTCCCTATAACGGGAGCCAAGCAGGCGTTGGCGTACGTAGCCGTTACCGTAAACGCCGCGCATGACCAAGTCCGCCAACTGGGCTGTCGTCATGCAGGGGGGCGTATTTTTACGCATGATGGTTTGCGGCTGTCGTTGAGCTATCTGGACCACCTGAGGCAGGGGTTTACTGGTCCCGTTGACACTCGCGTACTTAGCCCAGGTCACCGCGTCCCCGTAAAACCAGTCCACATCGATAGGCCGTGCATATCCATGCACGAGACCAGTGGAGGAGTATTGCCAGGCGGCGGCAAAACCCCAAGGGGCCAGCGAGTAGGGAGGCGTACCCGGGTTATGGAGGGTGGTATTTTTATACCCTTGTGGGTAGCCAGCCACCCACAAGCCATAGTCGGCTCGGACGACCGGCGACCAGTCAGCCACCCTCAAGGTCGAGGCGCTCATGTACAGCAGCGGTTTGACGCCCGTATTTTTATACACCCTATCCAACCAGGCTTTCGCCCAGCCGACATTGCCCCGCTGGGATGCGGGCGGCTCCCAGTCGAGGGCGAGTATCATCGACCCCACCTGGTTAAGGACAGTCCGGGAATACAGGTCCGCCTCGCTCACAGGATTATCATATTCGGGGCGTGCATAATGATACGACCCCAGCCTGAGGAGCGTGTGAGAGGCGCCTTGCACAGTGCACGCATAATCCTTATCCACGCCCAAGCCTTCGCTCGCCTTAATAATCATAAACCGGGCACCATTATGATACGCCTGGGCGGAACGAGCCTCACTCGAGCACCCCTGCCAGTTAGACACGTCAATCCCACTATCTGCATAGGCTTGCATAAAAGTGACAGCCAAGGAGATGATGGCGACGAGGGCAACGAGAGCGTACCCGTTAATCTTAATGATGGTCGGAATTTTTATGCTTTTTCTTTCCAAATGACGGCCATGAGATTTCAATAATATCCTCTCCTTCCAATATTTTTACAATGAGCCAGGTAAGAAAAATATTCATCCCCGCATTGACTCCCACTTTCGTAAGAAAATCAAAAATGTCTTTGAGAATATTTTCCATACCTGACTCTCTTGTATATTTATGAAGTGAATAGTTATGCACTCACTTTGACCGTCGCATCCAGCGTCTTATCATACACGGTCACATGGACGGTAGCGGTGCCCGTCTTGACAGCGGTCACCCGACCCTGAGAGTCCACTTTGGCCACGCTTGCGTCGTCCTGCGCATAATGCGCATAATTACTCACATTCACCTGGCCTCCCGTCGAAGTGGTGGCCAGGACGGTAATGCGCCCGGCCGGAGTCTCGGCGAGAGACAAGTCCAACTCAGGGGCATTGAGCGCCTTAATGGTCGTCGGCTCAAAGCCCACGACGGCCGCTCCTTTGACAGGGACATCCAGGGTGGCGGACGCGGCGGCGGGCACCTCCGGATGCAACTTATTAATATACGTCGCCTCCGCATAGACATGCAAGACGGTGTTGACCTCATCCAACCCAGCTTTGAGGTCCCCATCCTGAGTGATGTAGGTTTGCGGCGACAGTTCGCGGTCGCCCGTGACCCGCCACTTGACGGAGTCAGGCATCCAGGTGGCTTTGTCCTCGTTGGTTGCATGCATGGCCGCAACCAGTTTGACGATACCACCGCGGTCCACGTGGTCGGGAGTAATCTTGTTGCCATACGCATCAAAATTAGCGGACAGTTGCGGCTTGTCCACGCTCACGCCCTCCGGCTCAACAAGAGTCAGCTTGCTCCCCTCGCCCGTCCAAAACAGAGCGGCCTGGGCAAAGGGGCTAAAGCCTACATGCTCTTGCACCGTCAAGTACTGCTGGTTACGCAATCCGACGGGGTCGTAAAAATTACTCGAGACCCGCAAATAATCTTGCAAGTATAAAAATGAGCTGTCGGTAATAAACGCTTGACCGCCGCCAATCTCCATATTATCGTCAGCCATGATAATAATACGCGTATCTGTATCGGCCTTTTCAAAATGCATCAAAGGAGCCAAGCCCATGACGTCAATACACGCTTTGACGTCGGCAGTGGTCCACAAGATAAGGTCCTGTGGGCGAGAGACGGTGTCCACATGGCGGGCATTGTAATATTTTTGCGGCTTAATGCACATTTTCTCGACCATAGCCTTCAGCTTGGTGAGCATGATTTGAGCGGTCGTCTGATTCGGCTGGTCAGCGGACAAACCATCCACATGCTCCCGCCAAAAACCACCCTCTTTCGCATACAGCGTAAAAGCATGATACGCCATATTCATCTCATCCAACTGTTCCGCCTGATACAGGCGCTTAGAGTATTCGGCGACAAAATCAGCCAAGCCACCGGGGGAGAGCATGCCTTTACGGAGGTTATAATTATCCACCGTAATCTTATACTGCTGGTCCCGGTTAGGCAGATGGTAGGCGACGTCCATAGGGGGCCGTTCCACGCCCAGCAACTGCTTTTCGCTCGACTCTTCCAGCTCATCTCGGGATTTGCCGACGGGCAGGCCAATGTATAATTCCTCACTGCCGCCGCCGTATTCGAGGCTACGACGTTTAAATTCTGACAGGGGACTTGTCCAGTTGAGCGTATTAATATACATATCCACCATCTGGTTAAACAAGCCGGACACAAACTCATTGACGAGGGCAGATGAATTTTTATTATACGGGTCAAAAAGAGTGTCCGTCACCGTGGCCATCGAGGCCTTAGTGGCAGAAGGAATCCTCGCCTGGAATTGGGGAGAGAGGGACTTGCGGACAATGTCGAAAATGTCCGGGTTAGAACGGTTTTTGAAGGCGGCGATTTTCTCGCGCGCCTGATTTGCGCTGGTAGGCATTTTTATACTCCTTGATATTTTTTAAAAATCATCATTTTGCACGGCAGGGTCGAAAAGGTCGTCCACATCCCGCTCGGAGCCGGATTCGTTCGACCTATCCTCCTCGACCGGGGGATTGGGACCATCGAGACGGTCGTTCAAAGCCTTTTCCATGGATTCCAACCGTGCATTGATTTTATTCACCACGGCTGTCAATGAGTCCAAGTCGGAGCGAAGGGATACGGTCGGATCTTCCGGCTCCTTCTCCTCATCCTCCTCTCCTTGATTCTCGTTCTCCTCCTTGGCGGAGGGTGGGGTAGACTTATTATCCTCCTCGTTGGATGTATTTTTATTCTCATCGTCCGTATCCATGCGGCCTCCTTATGGTAAGGTATCCGTCCCCTCGGCATTCTGCGGGGGACGGATAATTATGCTCGAGGCTGGATGTTTTGCGCATCAAGATACGGTTCCCGCACCGTCGCCTGTCGGCCGTCCCAGTCAAGGGAGGGTAGTCGGCCGAGTGGCCTTCATGTCCGACAAAACAGCCTCTATAGATAATTATACACAGATATACCTATAAAATAAAACTCTGTCCCTCGGCCTCGATTTTCACACCTTTTTTAAACTCCTCGTACGTGAGGGAGCTGGGGAGAGTGACGCCGGCGACACAAAAATAATCGCTTTCGTCCATGAGTTTCATCGCATACCTATTCACTCCCAAGATGTTTATGTTTTGAAATTCCCTCTCAATTTTCAGCTGTCCAATGTTTTCGCCGATGTCCAACCCTTCCGGCAGTTTCTTACCGGTAAGGATAATATTATCCGTGTTCGCATAAATATTCCGTGCCCCCACCTGTTTAATAAGGCTAAAAAGCTGGCGACGACCATAAGCGGTGACAAAAGAGGGCAGAGGAGGATAATTATACCAATCTATCTGATGAGACTTTTCCAGCTCCCAAGATACCCGCTTCGTCTTATAATTATATACTGACCGTTTCACCATTCCTGACCGGCGGGAGCCCAGACGGCCAATAAGACCATTCGTGAGCATTTTACGGACAGGCCGCAATCCGTCCAGGTTAGAGGGCTCATACATTTTATGCACCCATTCGTTATAAAATCCTTTTTGACTCATCATCTTCCACCCCCCGTGCCACGCCTCTACCCACACGTCATAATTATCTGTCAGGTTTTGCCAGTCAATATTAGTCAAGACCATGGTAATGACGCCCCCCGTCGAGGCCAGTCTTGTGTGGCCGGATAAATTATATTCCGGATTAGGCAACCAGGCGATGCCACCCTCTTTGACGGTCGCATAAAAACTCACCTCATCCACATGCAACGGATACACAGGGTCGCTCTCATACTCGCCCTCGTAGACGATTGGTTGTCCGCACGGCATAAAATTGTTAACCAGCTGATAAGGGTACAGTTGGTTATAATCCAATGACCAGCCATGCGTATAAACTCCGGGGGTGGCTTGCATAAAACCGCCCATGTATGCTTGCCGCATTTTTTTGCACGCCTCATGGTCCAGCCGGGGATACATGCTCTCAAACCGACTCCGTTTAATCGTACCAAACAAACTCATGAGGGCCATGCTTCCCACGGTTGGCTTCGCCGCCCCCATCCTTTCCAAGGCTTGCATATATTCCAAAGGGTCAGTGATTTTATCGTCCCGCACCAGATTATTCATATCGTACAGTTTAAATTTTATTTTATTTTTATTCGCCCAAGCCAAACTGATAAACCGGTTATCCGGGGTCATGAGCGACGTCAGGTAACGAGGGGAGGGGACCGCCGAACGCAAGTATCCCAACTGATAAAGGACGCCTGTCAGGGCATTAACGGTCCGCATATCCCGCATACTATATAATATCACATCCTCGTCAACATTATCCATCCAGTCACCAAAAGAGTCCAGGCTTATATATAGCCAATCCCCCGTATCGGGCGTGAGAACAAAACCTCCATCCCCGTATTCGCATAAAAATCTCATAGTCAGTACTGCCCTTTAAGAATCGCATAAATATTCGCTTTAATAAGATTCGTATCACCTCCATACATTTCATTATTAAAAATCCAGGAGTGCGACTCATTATCATAGTACACCCAGTTTTTCAATTTTTTATACAAGGAGGACCGGCGCATAACCTTGAGCTGGTCCTTGTCTTTCATGGCATCAAACAGGTCTTTGACACCAGCGTCAATAGTGCCTAGTTGTTGGGAAACGAAATTCCGGTCCCGCCGAAAAATACTGCTTTTCGCATATTTTTTCGGATTCAACTCCCGTACTCCCCGCAACCGTTCCCGCATCTCCTCCTCTAAAATACGACGAGGCACCGTAACTTTATTATCCAAAAGCCCTGCGCGCATAAACTCATAAAAGTCACGGGATGACGTTTCGTACTTTCCTCGACGGCCCATCATTTCCTCTAAAACCGTTCCGCTTTCTTTGCTCTGTGACTGGGAGATAAGGGCCGCTTCGACCCGCAGTTGAGCGTCTTCCATCCTTTTCGCCCGCTTCAAAAGTTGCTTGCGCTTATAATTATCCTCGGGCCGATGATAGTAGGCCGCCTCATCCTTCAGGCCTGCCACCCGGGCGGCCATCTGTTCCCGCGCCTCATAAAAATCAGACGACAGTTTAAAATTATGCCTGCCAAAAATAATGTCCAAATCCCGTTTTTGCACATTCAGCCGTCCCGACTCCCGGTAAGGGAGGGCGGCCGCCTCCTTCACAATTTGGTCTTTGACTTTCTGCCAGGCGTGAGATATTTTATCAGCGGTCATCCGCAGTTGCTCATCGCTCATCCCGCTAAAAGAGGCCGGGTCGATAAAATTACCCCTCTTGCGGGCCTTACGCTCCTGACGCAGTCTTTTCAGCCTCGCCCTTTTTTGCTTTTTCGACGCCACGACACGCTCCTCATGCATACAAACAAGGGGGGGGCGCACGCGACCCCCCCTCTCTCATCTTTTATTATATCAGGCAGTCAAAAGCTTATAAAACTTATGCCCCGGCCGCCCCTGCCGCTCCTCGACCTTAACGACCAGCGGACCGCCCCATTCACGAGGAGAGCCAAAGACGGTAAGCAAAGTTCTCACGTCCTTGACGATAGTCTCCGAAACGCTCGAATAGGCTTGACCATCCTTATCCACCAGGATGACCCGCACGGCAGGATTGAGTTCGCCGGTCTGCGAGTCGGCGATTTCCACCGACTGCATAATAATATCAGCCAGCTCAATTTTCTTGCCTAAAAAGTTGGCGACTGGTTGCGCGTCCTGTAAAGCGTCAAACTGGCGGACCTTACCTTCCATGGTCGAGGTATCGACCGTGGATACGACCTGCCCGCTTCCTTTGGTCAAGCTCAGCCCGGCTGATGGAGTAGGGGAGGCGTCCAGTTCTTGACTGTTTTCGTTAATCATTTTTATTCCTTTCTTTGTTTTTTATTACTTGTCGATAAGCGTCAGCTCATCGCCCTTGACGAGTCTGGTTTGTGCAAGCTCGTCAAAAGTCTTTTCTGTTACCCAATCCTCCTGGATGAGCGCATAAATATGCGTGAGAACAAAGGTCGGGTCATTGATTTTTCGTCGGCACATCCTCTCAATGATTTGCCGTCGTACCGCCCGAGTCTTGAGGATAATCTCTGTGCTTTGCGCCCCCTCACGAGTGACCACAAAACCTTCGCACAGGCGCATCTTCTTTCGCCGGATAATCATTTTATTCACCTTCCTTCAAAAGATTCCCGTCGCGCAAAAGCTTTTCGGATTTGCTCCCGTCTGGGTCGTAATAGTCGAGGAGGTCAATAAGAGCGCCCTCTACATTATCCAGCGCCCTCTCACCCTGAGTATCGTATTGCGCCCCCCAATTCAAAATGAAATCCTGAAAATCCAAGACTTTCCGAAGCAACTCATACTCGGCTGTATTATCATTCATTTTTATCTTCCTTTCTTATGATGATCAAAGTAGGATAACCGGTCGAATTTTTTAAACGCTCGACGGGCCCTACCCGTCAACTCTCCATGAGGCCACAGCTCCCAGATGGTGCAAAAAGCGTAGTAATCGCCGCCTACGTCATGGATAAGGAGCGCCGCGGCATAAAAATCGTCCACATCCAACTGGCCGAAAAGGTCCACAATCGGCCCCTGCGCAAGGATTTGGTGCGGTCCGATGCCCAAGGCGGCGGCCAAGCGCCGCAAGCCAGCCAAGTACACCCGCCGTTTCACGTCCGCTCCGTAAAAAAAAGTATTCACATCACGGATAAAATCATCCTCGACAGCACATTTATCCATACTGAGTGAGTCCAGCAGGACGCCTACCTCTCGTCTCGCTCCTGTCAGCCATTGGTCACGCATGGCTCACCTCCCACAAGTGCTCAAAGCAACGGCGGTAAAAATTTGTAGCCAGACGGTCGCCTTTGACTACATCGTAGTCAATGCTCGGGCTTACTATCCTCATAGCCAAGTCTTTCCCGCGGCCCCAAAAAACAAACTTGACTCCCCGGTAGACATAGCCACTCCCGTCCGGGGTCGCCCCCAGGATGTGGATAAATTTTTGACGGGTCCCCGCCTGCGGGGGCAGGGGATGGGCCAGGACCCTCAGGACAAAGTCGGAAAAGCGGACAAAATCCGTCTCACTCACGTCCAAAGTCTTTGTGGAGCCTTCCTTATCGAGCTCCTCCCACAGGGGACGCAGAGTGAGCTTCTGGCGGGTGACTTGTATGTTCATGACGACCCCCCAGGCGCGCAAAAAGGCACATCCTAGGACCTTACGAGAGGAGGCGTAAAAGACGTCCACTCCCAGGCGGGTCAGCCAGCGTTCAGCGTCAGTCATATCCATAATCGCTCCTCCTATTCGGCAATTTCATGAGCGTTTTCCAGGATAACAGGAAGGTACTCCCATGCCGCCCCCCAGCTATGGTAAGAGCGGGTAAAGCACTTCCCTTTCTTCCATCCGGTCACATAAATCACCTCAAAAGCGTCAGTAAAGACAAGCATCACGTCCTCGGCGGTGGTAAAGAGGAGAGTATCCTCACGCACTTCCCGGCCTTGCATGCCGGTGCTGGCCATGAGCCCCGTAAATTCCAGCTTATTCATTTTTAGTCCTTTCTTTAAGTTGGTAATTACATAGTAGCGCAACTTGACGACTCACGCAAATCCCCACCCCCCCTCGGCGTGTCGCATATACGGCGCAAAAATTATAAAAATACAGAGAGACGACACGCCAAATGTGATTTAGCTCACATTATTTGACAAAGCACCAAAAGTATGCATAGAGACAAAACTATCAGGAAACATTCAGGAAACGTTCAGGAAACTACCAGGCAACGGTAAGAATCTTCACAAATCAAGAAATCTTTACAAAAGATTCACCAAAATACGGCGTGTCGCACTTGACAAAGTGCTTTAGGGGGAGTATAGTGCGGGGCGAGGCAGAGC